CGATCGTCAGGGCTGGTATCAATGCCGGGGGACACATTAGTAGAACCTCACGAACTCAAGTCCGCCGATCTCGATGCGCTCTCCGGCAACAGTCCAACCGAAGTGGCGCAGAAAGGAAATCGCGCGATGGTTCTCGACATGCACCACGTTCTCTAGGCGCTCAAAACTGGCCCTCATCTCGCGGATGATCGCCGGACCATAACGCGCCAAATCGCGGCCGTGATCGTAAACCCGCTCGCTGCCGAGCATCCACGGCACACCGACGCCCTCGATCATGCTGCGCGGGGCCACGCCCATCATCGCGTGCGGCTCATCGTCGACCAGTGCCGTCAGCGCCCAGAGCGAGGAGGCGAGGCCGTGCCGCAGCGCTGTCTCAGGTGTGCGTCCAAACGCGCCGACCTCGATGCGGTCAGCGTTGCGCATGGCGGTGGCGAGGAACGGAACGTGCGACGCGTCGGCTTCGACTAGCTTCACTTCGCCTCGACGCCGTAGTGAATGGCGGTCAGCGTCATCGGGTATGGCGTTGTCGACTTGACGATGATCGTCGCCTCCCGATCGACAAGCTGATCGGGCCGCGCAGGCTCGGGTTCGCCAGTGTAGGGAATGGGCGCGCCGATCTCACCCTCGACGCGTGTCGCAATCAACTCAAGCTCGTCCTCATCCCGCCCGGCATACACGTCGAAGCTGTCGACCAGTTCGACGTAAATCTCGCCGGTGATCTTCTTCTTCGGCTCCTGCGGCAGCGGCAGCGTTTCGATGATCGAACTGTAGTGCAGTCCCACGACCACAACGGTCGCCGGTTCCTCCAGCGTGATCGCACCGCCCTCAACCGTGGCTTTGGCATAGTAACCATCAGCGAGAACGCCGACGTACTCACCCTCGAGATGGTCAAGCCCCGTGACTTCGGTTGCGGGTTCCTCGAACTCATACCGCCGCGCGCAGTCGACAAACGCGGCCCGCTTGTAATCGAGCCACTTCACCGCATCCATGCGCTCGACATAGCGCTTGGTCTCGCCATCGATCTCGCGCTCGACCACGAGGTAGACGCGACTTTCTACCAGCCCATCCTCATCTTCCGAGATGATGGTGAAGTCGAGCACGTCGCCGCCGAGGTCCATTTCGGTCCAGCCCCATACTTGCTGCTCGTTTTCCCAAGTGAAGGCGAGCAGCCGGTAGTCGTTGCGCAGCGCCCAGATGATCGACTGCGGTTCAGCCTGGTAGCCGAGCCGGATGAGCCGGAACTGTTCAAACAGGTGCGGCGCAAAGATGCTGACGTCGCTCGATTTGTAGCCGTCGATCTCGAAAGTGTAGCCGAGCGTTCGCACGCCGCTTTCGTGCCGCGGCTGATAGAACGCCACCTCGCCCACGATCAGCGGTTTCGGCCGGCCTATCCCGCGTCCCACCTGCCGACGAGCGGACGGCGGCGGCGTGGGAACCAGCACGTCGTCATTGGGGCCGCGCAGCGCAAAGATGTTGTCGCTGGTCCCGACGAGCAGCCGATCCATCGGCATGAACGCCTCGATCGAATTGCTCTCGCCAGTGGCGATCGCCATCGCGATGCTGTCATTCTCGCGCTGCGGCCGGGCGAAGTCCATGTTCTCGAAGTCGGCAGTGCGAGAGGCGAAGATCGCGTTCGGGTTGTTCGTCGTGCGCCCGAACCATAGGCGCTGCTCCCAGAAGCCCACGCGCGCGGGATAATCGCCGGTAGCACCGAACGGACTGTACGCCTCGATCGGTGCATCCGAGTAATCAGGCTCGTACCCATCATCGACGAAGCTGGTCGTCTCGCTCTCGCCGATGAACCCGAAGCTTCCGCTCTCATGCGCCTTGTAGACCCGGTAGTAATCGACATCGCCCGTCGGCGCGGTCCAGGAGATCGTCGTGTAGTTACGCGGCAGTTCGGTGTCGTTTGTCGCGCCGGCAGAGGTTGAGCCCCGGCTTTCCTGCCCATCTGTGTTCACCGCCGAGACGATGTAATTGTACTGCTGCGGGAAGTAGGAATCGCCCGTATTCGCGGCGTCGGTATTGGCAACGGTGGCCGTGGCTGTGACACCGCCTGGCGCAGCGATGCCGGGCGCGAAACTGACCGTCGAGTAAGCCCAATCGTCGTGATCGGCGCGCACCAGCTTCCCGACCTCGTAGTACGGGTGAGCGAGGTAGATCGTGTCGAACGACTGCGCATAGTCGAGATCGGTCAGCTCACTCGCGTTGTACGGCGTGGCGGCAACATAGAGCGGATATACGGCCATCAGGACGGTCCCCGGTCATCCATGATCGGCGAGCCTTGCCCACCGCCGCCACCGCCAGGAGGGACGACCACAGGCGGCGTAGGCGTCGGCGTCGGCGCGGGCACTGTGGGCGGTGGCGAAGGCGTTGGCGCGGGGCCTGTCCGCACCGTGCCATCGTCTGCGGTGAACGCGCCGAAGCCCGTCGTATCGATGCCAATCGAAAAGTTGTCGTCGTCGATCACCGTCACAGTAACGACGCGGTTGTTCAGTTCCGTCATCCCCTCGATGCCAGCGAGGAACACTTCGTCGCCATCCGCCAGCCCGTGATACGGAGCGGTGACGACGCCGGGATTCGCCTTGCTGATCGCCGTGATGCCGAACCCGTCAGACAGCACCGCACCGCCGTAAGCCATCGGACGCATCGTCGCCTGCCCCATGACGAGCGCATAGCTCTGCCCCGTCGAATACGTGAAGGGCAGCAGCCGCACTTCGTTGTCGTCATCAGGAAGAGCATAAACGAACCACGTCCCGGGCCGCTTGCGCACTCCGCCATGCTTGAGCAGCGTCACATTGGTAAGCCGCCGCGCGCCGGCCTGCCACGCATCGACATCGCGGCGCGCCTGGACGACTGGCGAGAATATGCCGCGGGTGAAGTTGCGCTTGCTTACAGTCGCCACACGACGTCCCCGTAGCCGTATGCCTCGCGCGCGATTTGCCCTTCGGAGACGAAGTTCCTGCGGCTGCGCGGACGGCGGTTAAGGTCGCTCGCCACCGCCTCGTTGACCGCGCGCTGCGCCGCGGCCTGCTTGGCCATCCATTCGTTCGTGTCCGCCTTCTCGCCAAGAATGGGGCGGTAGATGCGCGAGGCGAGGGTGCGAATCACGGCCTGCGCGAACAGCGGCGGCCACTTGTTCGGTTCAAGTGCGTCGAGCGAGTATTCGAGGATCGCATCCTCGAGCGAGGTGTAGAGCACGCCATTAGCGATCACGTAATCAATCGCCGGGAGCGAGAGATCAGCCGATGGCCAGTAGAGCATCGGCGTGACGATGACCCCCGGAACGGAAGAGGCGGAGTAGTTGCGCACGAGTTTGATCGGCGACGCCATCTCGTCAGGCAGCGCATAGGCGTAGGACCACTCGCCATCGCGGTCGTTAGCAACCGCCGCGAGGGCCACCCGCCGGCGCACGAAATCCCAATCGTGCAGATCGATGAGGTCCGAAACGACGCCGGGCAGGTGCCGGGCACATTCGCGCGCCTCTTTGCGACTGTCATTGATATCCGTGATCGGATGTGCGGGGAGGTCGGAAATCGCCTCGTTGCAAATCTGGGAGATGTCACGCGCCATTGGCCGGCTCCTCGGGTGGCGGCGTCTCAACGATCACCGGACGCGGACGCTTGGGCTTACGCTCTACGCCTCGGGCTTGAAGTGGACCGGCCGCCATGAGCCGGTTCTAGGGCGCGCGACCTTGGCGCTCAAAAAAGAGGCCGGCGCCCCCTGAGGTGCACCGGCCTAGTTTCCCCTGTCGTGGGAGAGAGGGTGCGACAGGTTTAGCGGTGGAGGGCTCCGAGACGCGCCGAGATCGCCTCGGTGATCGCCTTGCGGGTCACGCCCTTGCGGGCGATCTCCGCCTGCTCGATCGCCGGAAGGTGATCGTCGACCGTGCCATTGCCGATCGCCGCGACGATGCCCTCGGTGCTTCCCTTGAGGAAATCGGTCACGTTCAGCCGGTCGGGATTGCCGGTCACGACTCCCGCCGTGTCCTGCGGTTCGGTAATCGCAGCCGCGCCGTCGAGCGGGCGGAACTTCACCCGGCGCTCGATGGTCTTGGTGCGAAGGTCACCCTTCTTGGTTTCCACCTCGACCTCTTCCTCGGTCGCATCGTCGGTGCTGACGAATTCAGCCGGCACGTTAGGAGCAATCTGCCCCGGCGCGTACAGCTTGCCATCGGTGCCGAAGTACGGACGCGGGCCGCGGACGATGGCGCTAACCGTCTTTTGCTTGCTCATCGATCAGTCTCCTATGCCACAAAGCCGGTGTGCTGCGTCGGGAACGCCACATCGTCGATGTCGCGGACGATTCCGCCGAACACGGTGCCGGCGGTGTGCGTGCCGACGGTGACGAACTGCAGCCCGAGGTAGCGCTTGCTGGTCCGCGGGACAGCCGTGGCGAGCAGGCGCTTGCCGACAGTCAGGTTCGCTTCCGCGATCACGCCGGACGACGCGAGTACGGTCGGACTGGATAGATCGGCGTTGTCCGACTCCACGAGATTGACGTTGAGGCTCGTGCCGCTGGCGAAGGCAGTCGTAACGACGACGAGCACCTGCAGTTCGCGGTTGGTGTTGATGTTGGGATGCCCGGCGACGCCGGTATCGTACTTGTCGGTCGAGTACTGCGTCCCCGTGGTGACCGCCTGGTCATTGGAGAACGTAAGCTCGCGATCGGTCATAGCCATTGGATATTCCCCTTTCCCAGATCAGATGGCCGCTTCATCCACCGCCAGCGCGTCAGTGCGCAGGATCGGGATGCCGCCGAAGGTGGTGACGCGCTTGCCCGCGTCCATGTCGTACCCGAGGTACGGGTTCTTATCTTCGAGCAGCTGCCGCTCGAGGAACGAGCGCATCGAGCGATCCATGATCCACGCGGCGCTGTGACCCGGCATGTCGAGGCCATCGACCCGGTTCATCAGCTCGACCATGAGCATCTGCAGCCGCGCGCCGGTCGAGTAGTCGACCGTGAGGAGCGAGCGGTCGATCGAGCCGATGCGGCCGACCTTGCGCGGATCCTTAACCGACAGGCCAGCGTGCAGGTTGTACTGGTCGATGAGGGCGAGGAATTCCTTGCCGTCAGCATCGGGATAGTAGGTGCCGACGTCGACCCCATCGTCCGCAACGCCGGTGCCGGCAGTCACGTCGATGTGGCTGATGCCCGCCTTGGTGTTCTTTGGATACACGCCCATCACGCCCATCGGGCCGGTGACGACGAGCCAGATCGAGCCGTTGTCCGTGCCCGAACCGCCGGCGTCGATGAGCTGATCGCCCACGGTGCTGTTGATGTCGTTGAAGCGCGGCGCGAGGCCGGTGAATTCCTGCGGGCTCGCCGAAGCGTTCCCGTAGAACATGGTCGTGCAGAACGTCTGCGTCATCGCTTCGAAGAACGCCGAGGACTCGGTAAGGCGATATTCGCCCACGTCGCCGTGCGCCTTCGCGATCTCGCGATCGACCGCCGACTTGCCTTCGAGCAGGGCCGCACCCTCGTCGATCTGAGCCACGCGGCTCTTCGACGGGTCGACGCCCTGGTTATACCCGCGGTAGTAAACCGAGGGCAGGCCAGTGCGAACGG